AGCTCCAGCTCTTGCGCATCGGCCTTCTCCTGCTTGGCGACAGCCTGTGCAATGTCAGTCTTGATCTGCTCGCGCTGAGCCTTGGTCAGCTTGTCCGCCTTGTCGGCAAGCTGTTGGTTAAGGCGTAGCTCGAGCTCCTGAGCCTTGGTGAGTTGCCCCCCCGCTGCCATGCGTGCCTCGATCGATTCGGTGGTCTGCTGAATCTCACGGCGCAGGTCTGCAAATCCGGACTCACCTCCACGCCCACCACCCGCCGACTTGCGCGCCAGGTCGCCCAGCAACTTGACTTTCTCGCCGGACGTGATCAGCCCGGCCTTCTCAGCCTGGTCCAGCGCCTTCGCATCGGTCGCGGCGGTCTTGCTGACGCCTGAGAGCCGCTGCCTGATGTCGGCCAGCTTGGACTCAGCCTCAGCGCGCTGGCGCGTGACGGCAACGGCCTCGCGGGACTGGCGCACCAGACGCTCATCGCCCGCGGACTCATCTGCTGCAAACGTGGCCGCGGTACGTGGCGCAACGATGGCGCGCTGCCGCTCGTCCAGCTGGCGCCGGGCGCTGGCGGCCTCCTCTTGCATGGCGCCGCGAATGGCGCCCGCAGCCTTGAAGTTTCCCTGGGCCAGTTGAGCCAGCTGCGCCGCAATGCCGCCGATTTCAGTACCGACCCCGTTGACTACAAACTTGAGGTCAGACCATAGCAGCGCGGCGGTCTGGGCGCTGACCTGCAGCACCGACAGCACGGTGGCGTTCTGGCTCAGGGTCTCCAGCGCCTTGGCGATGCCCTGCACTTCAGTGGCGAGGCCGGAGCTGGCACCGGTGGCTTCGTCGATGCGGCCCGTGGCGCCGAGCGCTGCGTTCTGCAGCTGCGTGAACGCTTGCCCGACGGTGACGACACTGCCTTCCACTTCCTGGGTGAGCTGCGCAGCGCTCTTCTCCAGTGCCGAAAGCACCTGCTCGGCCGTGAGTTCGCCGGCCGCGCCCAACTCGCGCAGCTTGCCGATGGGAATGTTGAGCCCGTCCGCGATGGCCTTGGCCAGCCGCGGTGTCTGCTCCATGACTGAGTTCAGCTCCTCGCCGCGCAGCGTGCCACTGGCCAGGCCTTGGCCGAGCTGCGTGAGCGCTGCACGCGCCCCTTCGGCGCTGCCGCCGGAGATGGCCAGCGCGTTGCCGATGGCTTCGGTGACCTTCAGCAGCCGGGTCTGCGAGACGCCAAGCTCGCCGCCCGCCCTTGCGATGGCCGCATAGGTGGAGCCCAGCTCGGTGAAGCTCGTGCGCGAGCGTTGCGCGATCTGGTACAGCTCGGCATACGCCTCGGCCGCGGCCTTGCTGCTGCCTGTGGCCAGCTTGAGCTGGTTGTTCAGGATCGTGGCCGCGTCTGCCGCCTTGACGAAGCCGGTGGCGATTGCCGGCAAGCCGATGCCGAAGCCCAACAGGCCCGCGGCACTGCTGCCAGCGCGCGAGAGCGCCGACGACATCACGTCAGACTGGACTGCGACGATCTTGATGTCGTTGGCAGCCTTCTCGGCCCCATCGACCCGCAGCTTGAAGACGAGTTCGTTGCTCACGCGCCGGCCTCAGCCTGCACCAGGCGGCAGATTCGATCGCGCCTTGTCGCGGCGGGCCCATTCGGACAGGGCTGCGCGCTCCATGATGCGCAGCTCCTCGAAGCGCTGGGCGCGGTCAGCACGCGGCACGCCGTGCAGGCGCATGGCAGCTTCGACGCCGGCGTAGTTGAGCCCCGTGGCGCCGCCCATGCCGGAATACATCCACTGGGTTCCGATGACGCCCCACAGCTCGAGCGCGGGAACGTGCTCTGGCCAGCAATGAAACTCGGGGGCGTAGGCTGCAGCGCGGGCTGCCACGCGGGCAGCCACTGCGGCGTACCCTTGCACGGGCCGCTGGCCCTTGGGCCGCGGCGCGGGTGCGTCTGGTGGGGCAGCGGTGGGTGCAGCTGGATCTGGCTGCTGGTCGGGTGGCGGTTCATCGGCGCTTTTCGTGACGATCTGGCCGGTGACCAGCAGCTCGGCCAGCCGCGTCAGTTTCCCAGCTTGCCCTTGGCGCTGTTGGCGTCGGCCACAGCGGCGAATACGTGCTGGAGCATCCCGTCCAGCGTGAGCAGGTGCGCGAAGGCCTCGGTCCCCGCCGGGGCGGGGTTGCCGGCCTCGTCAGCCAGCAGGGGCTCGCCCACCCACTCCACCATCTGCAGGCCGAGCGCGGGGCTGGCCAGGAAGCCGCGCAGCAGGTCGCCGAGCGTCTCGCTCGACTCCTGCATGCTGCGGCGGAAGGCCTCCACGTCGGTGCGCTGGCAGCGCATCTTGAAGGCGAAGGTGCGGTCCTTGGCGCCGTCTTTGACGCTGAAGCGGACCGTGAACTCCACAAGGTTGGAGATGACGAGCTTGTAGGCCATGTGCTTTTAGGTGCGGGCTTCGCTCAGGAGGTGAAGAAGGTGAACAGGCCGTCGATGGAGACGTTGACGGTGCGGCGCATCACGCTGCCGGCGTCGAACGTGGGGATCGGCGACATGCTCACGGTGCCGTAGCAGTAGGCATAGGCCGAGCCGGGCAGCGTGAACTTGAAGGCACGCTTGTCCAGGCTGCGGCTGGCGGCAGCCAGGGCCACCTGGTCAGCCAGCGCGGGGTCATAGCCCAGCTCGAACTGCAGGCTGCTGGCGTTGAAGCCCACGGGCAGCAGGATGTCGGTGCGGCGGTTGAGCGGGCTGACGGTGATGTTCTTGGGGTCGCCACCGCTGCCGGTGACGCCCAGCACCTGGCCCAGCTCGGTCCAGCCGCTGACCTTGGTGGCCGTGCCCGCGCCGCTGCCGGCCGGATACCAGTCGGTATCGGTGGCGTCGAAGTTGGTGACGTCGAAGGTGTCGGTCGTCAGCTGGTTCACGCGGAACATGGAGTAGGCGAAGTCCTCCCAGCCGCTGGTGGCGATGAGCACCTCGTCGAGGTCGCTGTAGCCGTGCGCGGTGGAGGTGCAGACCGGCGGGCTGGCGTTGGTGACGGAGGTGATGGTCTTGGCCGACGCGAAGCCGCTCGACACGAAGAACTTGCTGCCTGTGACGGGGTAGTAAGACATGGGGGCTCCTTGCAGGACCTTGTGGGGTGATCAGGTGGTGGCCGTCGCCAGGCTGGCGCCGGTGGTGTAGAGGCGCACGCGCAGTGCGAGCAGGGCGCCGCCGATGTTCTGGTCGGCCATTTCGTGGTCCCACTCAATGAGGGGCTGCAACGTGACCTGCCGAGCGCCGGGAATGGCTGCGGCCGTGAGCGCGTGCATGCGGGACCAGACCTCGGCCAGCACAGGGTCGACAGCGTCTTCTGCGTCCTGCGTGCCGGTGGCCTTGGCGTAGGCGCCCACGGTGAGGTCGAACTCCCACTCGTGATCCATCCCCGCCAGATCCAGCCGCTTGCCAGGCGCGCGGCGCGCATTCACGTACACGGCGCTGCCCTTGTCGATGGCCATGGGGATGGCCTTGCCCCGGTAGACCCGGCCGCCAGCCACTGCAGGCGCCACGAGCAGCGCGGTGCGCACTGCGTCGGTGACGGCGGCGAAGGGCGTGGTCATGCCGCCACCGTGACCCGCTGCAGGCGCAGCAGGGTGACGCCAGTGCCGTCGGGCTCGACGGCGGTGACGGTGTAGCGGTTGCCGGCGTGGGGGCCGTCGATGATGCGCAGGGTGCTGCCCTGTTGCGTGCGCTTGGCCGCCGTGGTGCTCAGCATGTAGGAGGGGTCGGTCGTGCCGACCACTCCTCCAAGCGCACCGGTGTAGCCGTTGTCGAAGATGCCGGCGACTTCAGCGTTGTCCAGCGACGCGCGGGTGGCGTGCTCTTCGACGTTGAAGAAGGCGGCAAGGTCTTCGGTCAGCGGCATGGCGGTGCGCTCTTGCTGGCTTGGGTGGTGTCAGGTGAAGGTGGTCAGGCAGGCGCGCTGCCAGTAGCCGTACCCGACGTTTCGGATGGCCTTCACGCCGTAGCGGTGCTTGCGCTCGTTGAACTCCAGTTCGGAGCCTTCGGCGATGGCGTCGACGGTGACGCCCTCTTCTTCCTGCCGGATCAGCGCCTTGGTCTCGGCGTCGGTGCGGAAGGTGGCGAACTTGGTCGTCCAGGTCAGCCGGGCATTGACGGCCAGGTCGATGCGGAAGCCGCCGAGCTGACCCATGGTGAGGATGCGGTTCGTGCGGCTGGTCGACGAGTCCACGATGATCTCGCTGCCGATGGCCGCGGCGGCTGCGCTCATGAACGGCACCGGCACCATGACGGTGAACGCGCGGGCGTTTTCGTTCATGGGCTCGCCCTGGTCGTCCTTGAAGCCGAGCATGGCTTCGATCGACTTCAGGATGGCCGTCTCCATCTCGCCGCCGGTGGGGGCGGTGGTGGTGGTGATGTCCGACGTGATGTCGTTGGACTGGCTGCCGCTGTCGCCCTCGCTGTGGTCGGTGTCGAAGAAGAACTGCCCGTCGTAGCAGGCGGTCGACTCGGCGGCGATGATCAGGTCGCTGAGCAGCTTGGCCCAGTGCGCATTGGTGCGCTGCGCCAGTTCACGCACGCGGACCATGACTTGGCCAGTCTTGTCGCGGCGGATCTCGTCGACCAGCACTTCGAGCGTGCCCTCATACGTCTTGTTGACGATGGTCAGGCCGTTTTCGCGGAAGCCCTTGGCGTGGCGGCCGCCGATCCACTCGCGCATGGCCGGCGCCATGCCGAGCCACTTGTAGGTCTCGGACTCCTGGTTGCTGTCGAACATGTTCGACGTGCCAGCGATCCACGACTGCCCGAGGTCCTGGTCGAGGGTGGCATAGAACTCGCCGATGATGGCTCGGCTGGAAAGCGATGCTGCGCCCATGGTGGCGGCTCCTTACAGGCTGCGGAACGGAAGGGCCTCGAACTCAACCTCGCAGGTCGTGCTCGAGATCCAGCGCGAGACCTTGCCGATGGCGGTGTTGCTGCCGGCGGTGAGGGTGAAGGTGTCGTCGTCGGCGGCGTAGACCGTCTCGCTGACGTCGGCCGCGCTGCTGGCGCCGGTCACGGCCAGGACCACGCAGCCCCTGGAACGGACCACGACGTTCTTGGCGCTGGCGGCGCCGGCACTGTTGTCGCACTGGCGCTGGGCGAAGCCGAGGAAGGGATCGGCCGCCACGAGGGGGCGGGCCAGGCCGGAGGCGTTGTCACCGACGGCGGCGCCTTCGTAGATGATGTCGCTGGCGATGACGGGCAGCTCGTTCGTGACCTCGTAGGCACGAACGGGATACACGCGCGGCTTGTCTGCGGCGAGAGTGGTCATGGATCAGGCCTCCTTGCGGCTGAAGATGCGGGCAGCGCCGCGCTCGGCGGCCTTGCTGAATGCGGTGAATGCGCTCAGGGTGCCGAACTCGGCGCGCAGGTCGGCCGAGCGGTCCCACTTGGCTTTGCAGCGCTCCTCGAGGGGCAGCGACTTGTCTTCGCTGGCATCGGCCGCAGCGGCGTCGATGGCCGGCGTGGCCGCGGCGTTGACAGGCGTGGGAGCGTCGGCAGCCAGGTGTGCGGCAGCTGCGCTGCGCGCTGCGCGCTCGGCGTTGAGCACGGCCACCGCGGCTTGCGGGCCGGTGGTGTTGCCGTCGAACATCAGCTCGGCGATCAGCTTGTCGTGGCCCGGCAGGGCTTGCGCCTGGACGGACTTGATGCGCTCGCGCTCGGCGTTGGCGCCTTCGGCACGGGCCGCGGCAACGGCAGCGGACAGCGCGGCGGCATGCCCTTCGACCTGCGCGGTGAGCTGCGCGACTTGCGCGCTGAGCTGCTCGGCGGTGAGATTCATGGAGGGGGCTCCTTGAGAGGGTTGCTCGAAGAACTTCGAGTCGGTGCGCGGATCTGCGCCGAGGGTGACGATGGAGACTTCGCGCACCTGGCCATTGCGCAGGACGTTCACGGGGCCGTTGAAGGTTTGCCCGTTGACCTGCACGCTGCGGCCGGCCGGCACCAGCTCACGGCTGAAGCCGTAGATGCCGACGCTCATTTCGTAGGGGGCACCGCGCTGCGCTAGCTGCGCAATGCGCTCGGCGCTGCTGCCGGGCATGTCGCTGAAGATGCGGCCGGAGACTGTCATCTGGCCGCCTTCGGTCGAGGTCTGCTCGATGACGCCGACGATGTCTTCCTTGAGGTGGCTGTTCAGCAGCGGCATCCGGCTGCGGTACGTGGTGGTGGCCAGGTCGATCACGATCTCGTACCCGGGCACGAAGCCGCCGGAGTACGCCAGCCCCGCAAACTTGGCGGGCAAGCCACCCTCGGCGCCCGCCTTGAGTTCAAGGGGTGCGCCGATCTGCAGGGCGACTTGGCGGTCAATGACTTCTGGCATGGGTGCGGACTCTAGGAATCGGCGCGCGTTTCGATCAGGGGGAGACGTGGCACACACTCACGCGTCGGGCTTGGCCGGGGCCGGTGCAGCAACAGGAGCCGGGGCCGCCTCTCCTTGCACCATGAACCCGGCCTGGCGCCTCGCTTCGGCCTCGCGCACGAGCTGCCGGTGCTTGCTGTCCCAGTCCTTGCCGTCGTGCAGCAGGCTCTCGGCCTCGCGGGTGCTCGTGCCCAGTTCGATGCGCTTGCAGGCGGCGTCGACTTCCTTGGTGGGGTCGATCGACCCGGGGCCGTCGCCCACCCAGGAGCACGCGCACCAGGCGGCGCGGATCACCGGGTCAGAGAAGAATCCCGGCGCCGAGATCCGGCCTTCGGCCACCTCATCAGCCAGCCACAGCTCGTAGACCGGCTGGCAGAGTTCGGTGGCCAGCCAGTCGCGCCAGCCCATGAAGAAGCGCCAGGCCATAAGCAGCGCGCCGCGGGCGGCGCTGTAGCTGCTCTGGTAGTGCATCACCAACACTTCGTAGGGGATGCCGACGGCCATGCCGATCTGGCGGAAGCACGCGGTGACGAAGGGGTCGAACTGCGCATTCGGCCGGCCCGGGTTGCTGGGCACAGGCTCCTCGCCGGGCAGCAGGTTCACCGCCTTGCCGCCTTCAATCTCGCCGCTCCACTTGCTGGCGCTGTTGACGATGTTGCGCTGGTCGTCCTCGTTGAACAGCTCCTGGAAGGCGTCCGGGTCCATCTTCAGGAAGACGGAGAACAGCCCGGAGGTGACAGCGGCCTGCAGCTCGGCGTCGGTGTACCGGCTGACCATCTTGATGGGCTCGATGACGGGCGCCAGGATGGGCACGCCGCGGCGCAGGCCGGGGCGCAGTTGCCGGTACAGGTGCAGGACGTTGCGGCGGCCGGTCCTTGCGCCGCGGGCTTCTCGCGCTGTCCAGGTGTTCGGGCCGCGCCCGGCATCGCCGGGGTGGTGGTCGGCGATGTGATACCGCAGGGCTTCGCCGGTCTCGGCGCTGTGCTCGATGCCGTCGGTGAGCGTGGCGGTGTCGCGTTGCTTGTTGGGGTTGCAGACCCGGTCGGCCTCGAGCAGCTGCAGGGCCAGGCGCGCGGCGCCTCTGTCGCGGGCCACTCGTGGTGTGAGCACGAAGGTATCGCCACGGCTGAGCGTGCTGCGCAGCGCCAGATCCTGGATGCCGTAGAAGTTGAGCTTGCGCGCCAGGTCGCAGTCTGGATTGACGGCCCACGTGTTGAAGCGGCGCTTGGTGTCGGCCTGCCACTCCTTGACCTGATCCTCGCTCATGCCAAGGAATGCACCGTCGATCTGCGGATTGCAGGCCAGGCCGGTGCCGACCACATGGCTGGCGCTGGTGTTGATGATGGCGGCGCCGACCGGCGCGTTGCGCTCCAGGTCGGCCGCCCGCTGGCGCAGGGTGGGTAGGTCGGCGATGACGTCGGAGTCAGGCGAGCCGGCCGAGGTGCGCCAGCTGGTCAGCGTGGCCTTGTCCTTGCGCGCGCCGGTGTACCCGCCGATGACGGCCAGGTTCACGCGCGCCATCAGCCTGCGCTGCGCGACCCGAGGGGCGAAGTATTCGATCGCTTTGTCGATCAGGTTCTGCTGCGGCAGGGCCGGGCGGGCTTTGGTTTCGCGCATGGAGATGGCCGCCCGGTCAGCCAAACGGCACGATCGTGCGGCTTCGCCCGCGGCCGGTGGCGCTGTTGGTGAGGTTGATCACGCGGCGATTCCAGGCGTCGATCCCTTGCTGGATCTCGGCCAGGTTTGCGCGTGTCAGGCGGCGCCCCGCGATCTCATAGGACTGATTGCCCAGGACCGCAGTCTCGGCCGCGAGGTATGCGTCGAGCTGCGCCTGCGCCTGCGCGAGGGTGATGCCTGCCATGGGCGGGCAATCTAGGGCGGCAGGCTCCCGACGATCAGGGGGAGACGTGGCACACGGGGTGTAAATCAGCCCCTGTGCGTTACCTCAACGCCGCGCAGTACGAGTTGCTGCTAGCCGTCTTCCAACCTCGATCACAACTCGGTCAAACAGGTCGGGAATGATCATTTTTTTCCCTGCTGGCATACAGATTGCGCCGGCGGCTAGCAGTTCGGCCTTTTGCAGACGATCAAACCAGCGAAGAGAATCGATTGATGGGAAGACGTGGGCTCGCGACTCCTGATAGTCCTCAAACGAAACTAGCGGCAAGCCGGTCAGCAATGCAGGCTGATCCGCTTTGGAGCCAAGGCTCGGTTCTTCAGTTAGCGACTGTTCAAAAGTGGTTTCGATGACTTCGGCGTGCATGTAAGTGCTCCTTGGGTAAGCCGGGATCTGGGCATCGACTTGGCACATAGCATCGCTGCGCGGCACCGATCGGTATAGGCCGCACAGTTGCAGCCAAGGGGGGGATGTGTCGCCTTGACTTTGAACTAAGCAAGTGCTAGCCAAATGCGTTCCAAGGCGTGGGGCAGGTCAGGCATAACGCATCTCTGCCGAAACTTTCTAGCCGAAAAATTTCGGCCGGCCTCAGCGCTTGACGGTCCTGTAGATCGTCCGGCGGCTTCTCCGGTACTCGTCAGCAATTTCCTGTACCGGCCTGTTCGCCAGATAGTCGGAAATGATGCGCCGCTCAATCTCCGGCGGCGTGCGGCCTTGCAATGCTCGGCGCTGCTCTCGGTCGGCACTGGAGGTCTTGGCGATGTAGTCGATGCGCTGGCCACCCCACTCGCGCCGGGCTTCGCGTTCGCAGCGCAGGGCCAGGTCTTCGGTGATGGCCGCCTCGTTGGTCATCATCCAGTCGATGACCCAGTTGATGACGTCGCGCTTGCTCATGGCCTGGCGCGGAAGCGGGACATGCCGCCGAGGGAGATGGTGCCGGGCATGGAGATAGGGGCGCGCGGCGCTGGCGCCTGCGGTGCAGATGTGTGCAGTGCCGGCACTCGCGGCGGGATGATGGGCTGCACCGGCACCGGCGGGGCCAGACCGGGCGCCGGTGTGGCGGACGGCGGCGCGGGCGTTGCGTCGTCGTCCGACTGGTCGGCTTCGTCGTTGGTGGCGGCATGGTCGAGCAGGCTGCCCTGCAGCAGCCGGTGCTCGAGCGCTTGCCACTGGCTTGGCTTGCGCAGGTGCAGCTGCAGGAATCGGCTTAGCCACAGGCAGCCCACCGTGCAGTCGAGCGCTTCGTTGCGGCGGTCGGTGCGCTCGGTCCACACGCGCAAGCGTGGGTTGGCCGGGCTGGGCACCTTCATCTCGCCGAGCAGCTGCTCGAAGAAGTCATCGCGCACGCCCTGATACCAGTGCATGCGGCCGGGGCCTCGCCCTTCCAGCCTCACGCGCCCGCCTTCAGTGGCCCAGCCGAGGATCAGGTCCTTGGCCTTGGCCTGGCCGATGATCTGCACATGCACCCCGTATTTGCTGGCCTTGGTGGTGCGCTTGTTGGGGTCGATGGCCTTGGGCCGCACCCAGATCTCGACGCGGCCGGTGCGGTCGCTGGCACCTTTGCCGGCCAGGACGGGGCGGCTTCGCGTGTGGTGGCGCCTCACGAAGGAGTAGACCGCATCGCTGGTCTGGCCGTCGCCGGAGTCGATGCCTATTGCGGCGATCGGCAGCGACACGCCACTGGCGTGCGTGACGGTGCGCTGCATCAGCTCCTCCAGCTCGATCCAGGCGCCGGCGTGCTCCACCACCGTGCGGCCGTAAAGCTCGCCCCACCAGGCGAGCCACATTTCCTCGCCGGGGCCTACGGTGTAGACGGTGACGGCTAGGCGATCGTGCTGAACGTCCACGTACATCACCGGCACCAGGCCGCCATGTGGGCAGGTCCACTCACGGTAGGGCTCGGCGCGGTTGCGCAGTTCGTCTTCCTCCGGCAGCTCGCCGCGGTACTCCCACACCCTGCCCCGCGTGGCGTTGGTGAAGGTGACCATCTCGGTGGGGTCGCCGCGGTCCTCCATGTGCTTGGCACGCAGGAACTTCTCGGCCAGCACGGGCACTCGTGAGCCATCGAAGACGCTCTGCAGCTCGTTGCAATAGAAGCCGGGGTCGGTGCTTTCCGCCGTAGGCTGCCAACCATAGAAGGGCGGCACGGACGCCGCGGCGCGGATGTTGGCGATGCGCTGGTCGTCGCTCCACACGCTGCCGCAGTGGGGGCAGGTGTAGTAGGCCTCTTCATACCGAGCGCGGCCGTACACATCGCGGACCGGCCATTGCTCGTCGACATCCGGCGCGGCCAGCTCCTCGGGGCTGAGGTCGAAGCCGGGGATCCTGACGTGCTCCCACTCCACCTCGTGCCGCTCGCCGCAGTCGAGGCAAGCCACCATGAACCGGCGCTGGTCGGTGGTACGCATCTCCTTCTCAATCTCGCTGGCGCCCTTGGCCGTGGGGCTGCCGCCGATCAGCTCGAGGCCGTCGCGGATGGCCTTGCCCCGCTCGCGCAGCAGCGCGATGGAGTTGCCCTGTCCACGGACGTCCTTGTTCGTGTCGTCGGGCTCTTCGACGATGCGGATTTTGGCCGAGGTGCTCTTCACGTCGCTGGGGCTGTTGCTGGCCACCAGCTTGATGAGGCCGCCGGGGTACTTCTTGCGCGTGGCGGAGTTGCCATCGCTGCGGCTCTTGAGCTTGATGCGCTCGGCCAGCACCGGCGTGGCGCGCACCATGGGGGAGAACTTCTCGGCGTCGAAGTCCTTGGCGCTCTTCTCACGCGGGAACATCACCACCTGCACGCAGGGCTTCCAGTGTGCGTAATAGCCGAGCACGTTGCACACCACGCCGGCGGTGTAGCCGAGCTGTGCTGACTTCTGCGCCACCGCGCGCCGGGTGTTGGGGTCTCCGCAGGCGGCGAGGATGCCGCGCAGCGCCGGGGTGTTGTCCAGGCTGTACGCGCCGACGAAGTCGGGGTTTTCCTCGCTGCTCAGCGTGCGGTGCTTCTCGGCCCACTCGATGATGCTCAGCGGCTCGGGCGGCAGCGCCTCGGCGAAGCACCGCGCCAGCATGGCGTTGAGCGCGGCGTCTGCCCATGCGGCAGGCGTCGGCAACGCCGTCCGGAGCGCGGCTCCACTCATGCCGGGGCCGCCTCGTCGTCGTCGTCGCCCAAGCTGTCGGCCTGGCGCCAGTTGGCCAGCAGCGTGAGCACCCTCGAATGCTCGGCCTCGAGCAGCGGAGTCATCTCGCGGGCCGTCTTGCCCACCAGGTGCGGCACGATGGTCGAGCGCACACCGAGCAGCTGCTCGCGCAGCCACACCACCGCCGCGCGAATCTTGGGCTCGATGGCATCGGCCGGCAGCAGCTGGCCACGCTTGACGGCGTTGTCCATCTCGATCGCATCGGCCTGCAGCCGAGCCAGCCGATCGCGCGGCGACTCTTCCTGCACCTTGCGCAGCTCGCGCTTCACCAGCCAGCCGATGCAGTCGGCCAGATCGTACTCACTCGGTACGCCCGGCCCGCCCCGCAGCGCCACCGGGAAGCCGGCCTCTTGCCACTCCACGATGGTCTTGGGCGCCACCCCGAAGGCGTCGGCGATGCTTTCCTGGCCGATGATCCGCATGACTTACTTACCCCAGCAGACGCCGCAGAACTGGCGATTGAAGGGGGTTCGAATTACCA